ACACTGTTGATGCTAACCAAGAAATTAAGATTGAGGATTTTGATGATCGTATAGATGTACTGCCAGTCTCTGATCCTAATGCCGCGACAATGTCTCAGCGTATTATGCAATATCAAGCTGCATTGCAGTTATCACAGCAATCACCTGAAATGTATAACTTACCTGAACTGCATAGACAAATGCTTGATACATTGGGAATACATGATGCTGATCAAATAATACCAATGGGTGATGATCTGCCGCCAACAGACCCAGTTACTGAAAATATGAATATCATTAATGGTGAAGGCGCACAAGCGTTTGAATACCAAGACCATGAAGCACACATTACTGTTCATATGACTGCTTTACAAGACCCGAAAACTGCACAAATGTTACAGCAAAGTCCATCAGCAGAAATGATACATGGTGAAATGGAATCTCATGTAAGAGAACATTTAGCATTTCAATACAGAAAAGACATTGAAGATGAGTTGGGTACTGAACTTCCACCAATTGGCGAAGAGTTGCCAAATGACTTAGAGAAAGAACTATCTAAACTCGTTGTTCAGGCTGCGGAAAGAGTTACACAAAAACACGCTGCGGAAATAGAACAAGAAAGGATACAAGAACAAATGCAAGACCCATTAATTTTAGCTAGACAAAAAGAATTAGAAATTAAAGAGGCTGATGTTCAAAGAAGAGCAACAACTGATCAAGCTAAGATTCAACTCGAAACACAGAAAGCTATAGCTAAAGATGCTCTTGAGAAAGAACGAATCGAATCACAAGAACGAATTGCAGGTGCAAGCATAGGACAGCGAATTGCAAGCGATATGCAAGATAGCGCTAGAAAAGATAAAGAACTAGAGATAAAACAGGTTCAAAAAATTGTTGACATCACTAAATCTATGACAGAAGATAGTGATCGTGAGTCAGAATGATATCAAAGAGCAATCACTTTCAGAATTCTTAATAAGAAGAGTGCGTGAAATGATGAATGATCATGCAGATCATATATCAACAGGTGCATGTAAGGATTACTCAGATTATCAAAAGATGGTTGGTATTATTGAAGGGTTAGCCTTAACTGAACGCGAAGTCTTGGATTGGGTAGAAAAATTCATCAAGGCGGATTAACTGAAATTTATTTCATAATGCAAGCGCAAGAAAAAATAAAATCAATAGAAGAGTCTAGCAACAAAAGTCAATTACCAGAACCTATGGGATGGCGTATATTAGTTGCAATGCCAGAAGCTGATAAAAAGACTGATGGCGGTATCATTAAAGCACAACAAACATTAGATCAAGAAGAAGTTGCTAATATTTGTGGATATGTTTTAAAAATGGGTGATGATTGTTACCAAGATAAAAAAAGATTTCCTAATGGACCTTGGTGTAAAAAAGGAGATTGGATTGTTTTTCGTGCTTATTCAGGTACTCGTTTAAAACTTTATGGAAAAGAATTTCGTATCATTAATGATGACACTGTGGAAGCAGTAGTTGAAGACCCTAAAGGAGTGGTTAGAGCATGAACGAAATAGTAAATAATGAGCCAGAAGAGATTAAAGAAACAATTCAAGATCAATTCTTTGGTATAAAGAATGATGTAGTTTCTGAAGCTCCAGAAGTTGAGTTAGTTAATGAAAACACAGAAGATAGCGTTGAAAGACTACAGGTTGAACCTTTAGAGCAGGTACAAGAATCAGTTGGTAATGAAATTGACAATATTCGTAATCAATATGATTCAGAAAGAAAAGCAAAAGAAGCAGCTTTGGGAGCAGAAAGAGAGGCTGTTGCTCAACTTAAAGGTTTGATGGAAGAAAATCAAAGACTAAATAGCTTTGTTAATCAGGGAAGTAATGTTCTTAATCAACAAGCATTAAATAATGCACAATGGGCATTACATTCTGCACAACAAGAACTAACTAAAGCTTATGATGAAGGTGATTCTGAAGCAATAGGTGCTGCACAAGCAAAGATTTCTAAAGCCGCAGTAGCAGAACAGCAATCAGGTCAGTATGCAAATATGGTTATGCAGCAAGCATCACAAAATTTGCCACCAATAAAAGAACCTGCTATAAAGAAACAACAGCTTGATCCAGATATGCAGGCTTGGTCAGATAAAAACCCTTGGTTTATGAATAATGGTGATCCTGCTCATCAAAGAATGACATCTTATGCAATGTATTTAGATCAAGAAGTTAGGGGAGAAGGAACAGACCCTACAACAAATGCTGTTGATTATTATGCAAAAATCGACAAAGAGATGAAACTAAGATTTCCAAATTTTTTTGGAGTTCAGCCTCAAGCAACGGAAGTTGTAGAGACTTACTCAAAACAACCCGCGAGTGTGGTTGCACCCACTACTAGAAGTAATGGTAAAAAACCTCGCAAAGTATCGTTAAGTAAAGATCAGATAAGAGTTGCAAGGCAACTGAACATAAGTCCACAAGCTTATGCTGCTCAATATCTAAAACTAGAGGAAGGTTAATATGAGTGATAATACTGTAAACAAGGATGTTCAAGAGAGTAAACCTGTTTCTGAAGAAGAAACTTCTATTAACAAAAATCCTAGAGATTTAGAAAGTCGTGAGAAAGAACAACGATATACAAGTTGGGAGAGTCCAACTAATTTACCGAACCCTAATCCAGAAGATGGATGGGTTTTCAGATGGATCAGAACTAGTTTGTTAGGACAAGTGGATAATCCAAATGTCTCCAAACAACTTCGTAGCGGATGGGAGCCAGTTAATTCTAGCGACCACCCAGAACTGCAAGTAATGAATGATCACAATTCTGAATGGAGCCGAAAGGGTCATGTGGAAATTGGTGGATGTCTCTTATGTAAAATGCCCAAAGAAATGGCGGAAGCTAGGGATGAACATTTTGCTCGTATGTCAAGAGACCAAATCGAGTCTGTCGACAACGCTTTCTTCAAAGACCAAGACCCTCGTATGCCTACAAAGACTGTTTTTGAGAGGAAATCGAGGACTTCTTTTGGGCGAGATTCTTAATATCGCCTTATTTTAATTAAATTTAGGAGACAATTATGTCAACTTCAGCTACTCCTCACGGAGCGCGACCAGTTGGTTCTATAATATCTTGTGCATTTAATAACCAAGTAAAGTCATATAAAATCAAAAATGCGTATGGTACTGCCATATTCTATGGAGATTTTGTAAAAATGGGGGATGATAATCCTAATACTACTGTCCAAAAAGACACTGGTACTACGGCTTGTACTCCATTGGGAATTTTCTTGGGATGCCAATATACTGATCCAACTACAGGTCAATTCACGCCTAATCAATATTTTCCAGCATCTATTGCTGCCGATGATATTGTGGCGTTTGTTGCAATCGATCCTTTTCTAATCATGCAAATGCAATGTGATGGCGCAGCAGACCAAGATGATCTTGGTAAAAACTGTGCTGTAGTGCAAACTGCTGGTTCTACTGCGATTGGTAACAGCAAAAACTCGGTTGATATATCTACTGTTGCAACCACAAACACACTACCTGTCAAGATTATCGACTTTGTCGATGGTCCAGATAGTGCTGTTGGTGATGCATACACAGATGTATTAGTAATGTTTAATGTCGGTCATCAGTTGCTTAACGCGACTGGAATAGGTTAGAGAGGTAATATACTATGGCTTCTATATCTAGAGCAAATGAGCTAAAACAACTTCTTCCGGGTTTAAACGCCCTTTTTGGAGAAGAATATGCGGCTTATGAGAACGAACACGCTGAAATTTATGACACGGAATCATCTGATAGATCATTTGAGGAAGAGTTAAAACTTTCAGGATTTGGTGCTGCACCCGTTAAGGATGAAGGCTCTGCTATCACTTTTGATACAGCGCAAGAAACTTATGTGGCTCGCTACACACACGAAACTATTGGGATGGGATTTTCTATCACTGAAGAAGCAATGGAGGATAACCTCTATGTTTCTTTATCTGCTAGATACACCAAAGCTTTAGCTCGTGCAATGGCTTACACAAAACAGGTAAAAGCAGCGTATCCACTTAACAATGGATTCAGTACCACATTTAAATCTGGCGATGATGTCGCTCTGTTTAGCACTGCTCACCCCTTGGTGAATGGTGGCACAAACAGTAATCGACCTAGTACAGGTGCAGATTTAAATGAAACATCACTTGAAGACGCGATTATACAAATCTCTAAATGGACAGACGAAAGAGGTTTATTAATTGCTGCTCGTGCAAGAAAATTGGTCATTCCTACCGATCTTCAGTTTGTTGCCACACGACTACTTGATAGTAGCTATCGTGTAGGAACATCTGATAACGATATTAATGCGATCAAAACGAATGGAGTAATTCCAGAAGGGTATTCTGTCAATCATTATTTGACTGACACAAATGCATTCTTCTTGACTACTGATATTCCTGACGGCATGAAGCATTTTGAAAGAACCCCTATGCAAACAAGCATGGATGGTGATTTCACTACAGGTAATGTTAGATACAAAGCAAGAGAAAGATACTCCTTTGGTGTATCTGATCCGCTAGGTATCTTCGGTTCACCCGGATCATCTTAATCGGATAAGTTATCATATCGAACCATTGATGGGAGGGTTTGTTACTCAACTCCCATTACTTTATCTAGGATAAATTTTACCTATCGACTGACCTAGCAGACAATGCCAAAAGACGATAGGGTTATTAAGGAGACTTAATTATGGCAAATTCAAGCTTTTCAGG